AGATGTAACCGTACTAATTCGTGTAAACCATTGATTTTACAGGTAGGTAACCGAGTAACCGAGTAACCCTGACTTTCTCATATAGGGAAACTTTTATACTCAATATGCACATATAAATACTCATATATATATGCAGAATCAAAGGTTACCTAGGTTACCCGGTTACCTTTTGGACGAATTGTTTATCAATCAAACACAATATCGTCCGTAATCTCAAAATCATCATTGCAATTCACAAATCCTTTTGGAATTTCGTCTACAATTTTCAAGAACACACATTTAGTGACAATTCCATCCAGCTTCTTCGCTTTGGTCGGATAACCTCTGCTGTCGGTTTCCACAAGCCCCTTCTTAACAGCCCATGACAAGAATGCCTTTCTGGAGAATCTTCCAATTTTGCACAGATCATCAAACGCTGCGCTATAGATTATCGCAGTCGACGTTTTCTCTACCGGATCATTGTCTATAATTCCCCATCTTTCTGTTTTGATATCTGGGTTATCGTCGAATTTAATCCCGTTCATAGCAATCTTGTCAACCACGAACCAGTAAGCACGTTCATTTTCAGACACCATTTCCTTCTCTGTCAAAAGACCCTTTGCAGTTTCAATGTCAATGTACTGACCATCATGGAACAGCTGATCTGTTGCAATCTTATCTGCTGCCAGAATGATACTCATAGATATACTCTGCTTCTGCATTTTGTCATCGTCCTGTATAAGCCCCTGATAGTGCTTTTGCAGGGCTTTTATATCGTCAATGGACATTTCCTTGACTACGTTTACGAAGTCGATTCCTGCATATCCATAGTTCTTTTTAAGGGTATCTGCAGTAAGCTGTGGATCATCGAATATCTTTTCAGAACACTCGACCTCAATAATTCGGTTGATAGCTCCACCTTGGCTGACATATCCTGCAAGCGGACGCTCACCGTTGGTCAGAATGCAGTTCTGCCAGCGATTCTCCCGGTTCACGCCCAATTCCTTATTAGAACGGCTCTTTCCTTTGCCGGAGCACAAGTCGTACACTATACCCTCAAAGTTATCCCTAATCTTGGCAGACACCTTGGAAGTATCATCCAGAATTAGTGGAAGATTATTGAGCATATCAGATTTTGCTTCCAGAGCCACATCCGTTGTCTTGAAGTCTCCTATGTATCTAGATTCACCCGGATTTGCCCAGACGGAAGCCCCCAACATAAGTGTTACGGTCTTACCACCCTCAGTTTCTCCCCAGAGGTCTACAAAAAATGGGAGAGCACCGACCAGTTTGATTAGAATGCTAGCGAAACTTGCAGCCAGCATGATTTTCGGCTCTATTCTTCCAGTAGCACGAACTTTCTTCACGTGCTCATACCACTCTGTTCTGCTACCACCTACGCTGATACTTTCATATAGTTGCCGGAATCTCATATCTCCATCGAACACAATATCCTTGTCATAGGGAAGAAAATAATCCCTGATCCACCCGATTTTGCTAGATGAATACTGAATGTTGATATAATCGTCATTTGCATTCTCAACATCTGACAGATACCGTACAAGAAACTTCGCATTCTCAGAGGTCACTGAAATCCCAAGTGCAGACAAACCAACGATTTTAGTAGATGATGCAACCATAGTTTTTGGTACAATAACCTCGGACCATTTATTATTCCTCTTATAGATTAGCTTTATCTGTTCTTCTCCGGTTTCCAGATTCTTCATTCGTTCAATCGGAAGAATAGGATGATAGCAAGCTATAATATCCGGCGATCCTGGATTTGTGTTTGATATTCTGATTCCATCATCGTCTGCTATCCAGTTAAGGCATTTCATTCGATCATATTCACAATCAGAGAAATTAGTCCACTGGTCCAGCATAGACAACGTCCTATTGCTTTTCTCTTTTTCAATCATTTGCTTCTGTGCTTTCGTGTATGCTTTAAGCAAATCTTCAAATTTTTTCTTTACGCCAAGCTCTTTGGCTCTGTCCAGAAGAGTCAGCGTAAGACGTGCCTTGTATATCTCGTCTTCCTGACTGAATATCTCGTCAAACACTTCTTCGTCCAGAATAGAATCCTTCGTGAGCTTGTTTATCATTTCCACTTTTAATCACCTTCTTCCAGTCCTGTTATAAATCCATGGTGATATAGCTCAAGTTGCAACCTGTTCCACACTTCACACCATCCGTCAGACAATGGTTTCACCCTGCCAAGGATATCCCTGTAGAAATCTATATCAGACAGGCATTCTTGCAGCTCAACCTTTTTCTTCTGTTCTTCCTTTTGTCGCATTTTCATCTGCTTCTGATGGTGATATATCGCCATTCTGGAAGAAAAATCTGGTTTCTGGTATGTTCCCCCAAGTATGGTAAAAGCTGTCTTAAAATCGCAATTATCCATGTTCTGAACGAATGTAAATATGTCGCCTGTTGCACCACAACCAAAGCAATAATAGCTGTCTTTGTAGATTTTCATGGATGCAGTACGGTCACCACTATGAAAAGGGCACTTTATAAATCCTGCTCTGTTTGGAACCATGCCATATCTGTTCAGAACGTCCCTCATGCTATTCTGCTGTTTAATTGTTTCTTTATCCATTTGACAGAATCTCCAAAATTCTTTTGCCGGTGTCTTTCTTGTCGCAAAACAGAAATTCAACACCATACTTGCGCTGCATCGTGCAGAGAATCTTATATAAGACATCTCCATGCATGACTTTCTGCTCCTGATCTACCCAGATACCATTCTTTTTGACTCTTTTCTTTGCCCGGGGATTCTCCCACCAGAGAACATCATCCAGTTTTTCAATTCCTTTTCCGTGTTCACACAGAAACACAAGTTTTATTCCTGCCTCATTTGCCCGGATAATCTCGGTGCGGAATCTTTCATGCTGCTGACATACATTACCGCATAATTCAGAAAGATTTTGTTTCCGGTCAACAACCAGTCGAGGGTTGTCATAATTCATGTAATCTCCGACGTAAAGCTTTGACACGAACCATTTTTCTCCTGCTGCATCAAATGCTTTCTTAATGCCATCAATAATTTTTTGATGTTCCCTACTGTCAATTTGTATCATGCAAACGGAAACTCCTCGTCAATTCCATCTGGGATATTCATAAATCCGTCCGGGTCTGTTTTTGGACGTGGCGTCTCCGACTTCTGCTGGCTCTGGTTAGCACCTTTGCTTTCACCAAACTCAATCTCCTCCACAACAATATCTGTTGTGTATACCTTCTGTCCGTCACGATTGGTGTAGCTGCCGGTCTGGATTCTCCCGGATAAATCCGCTTTCATTCCTTTAGAAAAATATTTCTCGATAAATTCTGCCGACTTTCCGAAAGCGATGCAATTCAAGAAATCTGCTTTCTGGTCAGAACCTTCTTTTACAAATCTCCTGTTCACTGCAATAGAAAATCTCGCAATAGATGTTCCGTCATTTGTATATTTGATTTCCGGATCACGTGTAAATCTTCCTGTAAGAATTACTTTATTCATGCTGTTACTCCTTTTCTGTATGCTGTTTGTCATAGTCAATTAACATCTTCAGACATTTCTGACCTTTTTCCTTGGTAAGAGACTTAATATCGCTTACCTTAAATCGAGTCTTGATCTGTTCCAAAAGCTTGGCTTCCGGGTACTTATCAATAATGTTTTTAATTGACATAGTAGTCTCGGAACTAATCATCTCGGTTTCTTTTGCCGATTCCGCTTTCCTGCCGGACGTTTTTTCTTTATCTCCTGTATTAGTAGAATCACTGTCTTTGTTATCATCAATGCAGAACAGTCCATTCAAAGCGTATTTTCTGGCATAAGATGAAGCTGCACCTGTCACCTGTGAAGAATCCATGCCTTTCTTAGACTCTTCTTCCCTTGCATAAGCAACAGTTGCAATCTCGCCGGTATCTTCGCAGTCGTTCAGATGAGCTTCTGCTCTGACATATATTCTGTCTCCAACAACTTCCATCCGATCTGTGACGCTTAACACAGTCTTTGTTTCTGCCAGAAGTGGTTTTACAGCCTCCAAAATATCCTCGCAACTTCTATATTTGTATTTTCCGAAGGAATTGTACTGCCCTTTAGGGGCTTTCAGTTTTGACTGAATAATCCCTAACTTCTCATATATATTCACTTCTATTCCTCCTTGTCATAAACTACATGTTTACTGCCCTCGATAATCAGCAAACTTGCAATATCTTTCATTGATAAGGTTGATTCGTTATAGATTTCGACCAGTGCGTTGTATGCGTCTGATGAAACCTTTACAACCTGATTGTCTTTTCCGGTTACCAGTTGTTTCTTTCTTGCCGGAATACGGATTTCAAATTCACTCATTCGTTTCCTCCTTATACGATTTCTGAGCCGTTAAAAGCCCATTTAGAGCCTGTACATAGTTTGCTAGCATTCTTGCCTTGTATGATTCTTCAATGGGGTTATCCGGGACTGTGGCAAGCTGTATATCAATCAATCTCAGAACTTCATTAATTCTCTCATCCATGTTCACACCGCCTTGAAAAAACAGTACAGGTTGTCTGAAGCATCTCCGAACTTCTCTCCATCAATATCTTCGGCTTTGTGGTATTCCACATGATCCAGAGACATATCACAGTTTTCATAATCCAGAATGTAATCACCTCTGGACTGAAGCTCTCTGAGCAGCTCGTTGATACATCCTGCTATCTCCAGACTGGGAAAAAGCTTCATAATTGCTATCTGTTTACTCATTTGGACACTTCCCATCTATCAGAAGTTCCAACAAGAAAGCTTTGATTTTATTAAGCTTTTCACGACTTTCTTTCTCGTAAAATGGGTCAAAAGATACGTTTTGGTACAAATCCCACTCGAATTCGCCGTCGGGAAGGTCAACGTCTTCTTTTCTTTTAATTCCCCTTACGTTCAGACCGTAGCTTGAATAATCAAACGTAATACTAGCTGTCGGAACTTCGTTCACAACTCTTTTACAGAGTTCATAAATTTCATCAATCTCTTTCTCGAACATCTTCTCATCCTCCTTATTTCCTACTGCCAGTCTGCTTTCATCTGGCGTACCGCCCATGCTGCCGAGATACCGAAAAAGATGTTTAGCCAGATAGGTATATCCACATATTTCCCGGCAAGCATACAAACAGCAATTAGCATATATTCTTTCATTTCATTTCTCCTGCAATCCACACAAGGTTGCTTGCCACCAGTGCGGCGACTGTCACAATCCATGCAGTGAACCATCTTTTTGACTTTTTCTTACTTTCTTCGACAATTTCAGTCGCAAGTGCTACTTCGATGTCAGTCCATGTTGGCTGATTTTCGTTTCTAATTTCACTCATATCGTGCTAATTTCTCCTTATTTTTTCTTATTTGTCTTTACAATTAGCAGATAGAGAACTATAATGTATCTATCCACTAAGGTGTTTTAGTGGTGCAAAGCTCCGGGGCGGAGGTGTCGACTCCCTCCGGGGCACTCACTTATTGAGAGCCTCTTTGCCTTTCCAGACATGACCAGTTACTTCATAGACTTTCCTAGGGCTTATGATGTATGTGATTCGGCCACCGGAAAGGCTTTTTGCTGGCTTGTTATTCTGCACAGCCACGCCGATCGGCAACCATCCATACACAATCCCTGCCCGGATTGCTGTAATAGGAAGTCCAATCAGTTGACTTGCATCGGCTACAGTCATATTCTCTGAAGAGAACTCTGGCATCTGCGGAATGCCTGATATGATTCTTGCCACTTCAGCGGCGAAATCATGTACTTCTGCATTTTCTTTGATGTAAGTATCAACTTCGCTCATTTTATGCTCCTTTCTTGGTTTCTTTCTGGTCAGGATCATCTGACTTATTCTCGGAAAAGCTTTCCGTCTTACCAAGAATGTATCCCTTGTCAAAATCTGACATATTAGGAATCGCGTTTTTCAGTTTTTCAACGATTCTTTTTTCTTTTTCTGACATGATTTTCTCCTCTCAAAATTTATAGTCTTACTCCGCTTGGACACCTGGCTTTGAACCTGCCATCATCAGCACCAGTAGGTTATCTCTGGTGGACGGTCATTTCTGACCGTTTCGGCTATTTCAGAATAATTTGCAAGGTACAAATATTTTCATCCACAATAGTTCGTATTGTTTCGATTTCTTTATTGAGAATTTCTTTCGTTTCGTCCTTTTTCAGAAATTCTTTATATCTGCTGGTTTTAAAATATAAGCCAAACATTTTTAATTGCACCTGAATTCTTGTATCTTTATCTACCACCTGTAATAATTCGTTTAATGTCATATCCTTTTTCCTCTCTTTCTTGCGTTGCTTTGTTTACCTTGTAAACACAGTATAGTCCCCCAGACAACATTTGTCAATACTTTTTTGTTGACTTTGTAAACATTTTATGATATTCTATTTTTAGAAAGGAGGAATTAAATTGAAAGACAGGTTTAAAGAGTTGCGAAAAGAATTAAACGTAACTCAGCAAGAATTTGCAGACAAACTAAAGATAAGTAGGAATTTTGTAGCGCAAATTGAAATGGGAAGCAAAGTTCCGTCAGATCGGACTATTGATGATGTTTGCAGAGAATTTAACGTAAACGAAGAATGGCTCAGAACTGGAAACGGAGATATGTTTATACCCGGAATTAAAGACAAACAAATTTCTGCCATGCTTGCAGACGTAATGAAATCTGGAGAAGATTCTTTCCGACACCGTCTCGTGTCTGCATTAGCCAGATTGGATGATGAGGGATGGGACAATTTAGAAAAACTTATTGACATGATTTCTAATAAGTAAAAAGAAAGACAAGGGCAATGCGCAAACCCTTGTCTTTTTTAATGTTATCCGATTAGCCTTTTCACAAATATATAAATCACTTCTATCCAATGATTATTCGTGCATTTTTCAATCATCTCAATAATTTCCTTCTTATAATCCATAATAACCCTCCCTGTCACAACTACCGCCTACACTACAATATATGTCCGGCTGTGGGAAATAGAACCGAACATTAGTTCGTTTTTGCTATTATACCATCTATTCCGACTCTTGGCAACTGCCAAATATACACATGGACTTTTGTTATTTCGTAGGCAAACTTTACAATCTCAAAGAAAATTATGCTTTTGCAGAGGAAAAATGCGAGATCACAAACTTTTCCACCGCCGTTGTTTGTATGTGGATACTTCTGGACAGAATGCTCCTGATATACCATATACGAATGAACTATCTGCATATCTTTCTGATTATTATTGGAAATTATCTTTTGTGGGGTATGTACAAGACTAAATACCTTATAGATCAGCAAGAGAAGTACAAAGCACTTAAAACATTTCTTTTTCATCTAAATCACTCTATTTCGTTCTAAATCTTTACAATATGCTATTAAAATGATAAAATAAAAATACCACGAATAACCGTACTTTACATAATATTGCAAAATCAGCGGTACAAAATACATAATCCGCATAAAAAGTGCGAAGTGTGGCGAAAACATATCAGGAGGGTGTTTATCATGAATGAAAAGAAAAAATATTGTAAGCACTGCGGAGAACTTATTGACGACGACTGTGTAGTGTGTCCTAAGTGTGGAAAGCAAGTAGAACAATTAGCTTCCAATAACAGAGATATTATCATTAACAATTCTGCATCTTCCTCTGCGTCCTCAGCAGCAAGTTCAGGTACGCCGTATATAAGACGGAAAATGCCATGGTATCTAAGTTGGTTCTGGATTTTAATATTGGGTGCTTGCTCTGGTGGAATATATTGGATTGTTGGAATTATAATGAGATCAAATTGGAAATCACATAATTAAATAAAAAACCGCCCCGGTATTGGCGTACCGAGACGGCATTTATACATCTCCGAAGAAATGTAATATTCTGGCAAACATATTGTATCATCTTCGGAGCAGTCGAGCAAGACAGAAAATTTGTTCGGCTGTTATTTTTATACCTAAAACAGCTACATAAAGAAAAGAGGAATAAAAATGGCGAAGAAAAGAAAGAAATATCCAAAATTGCCGAATAACTTCGGCTCTATTCGGTACCTTGGCAAGAACCGGAGAAACTGCTTCGCAGTACATCCACCGGCTACACCGGATGATACTGGCAAACTAAAACGTCCGCCGGCGATCTGCTACGTAGACGACTGGATAAAAGGCTTCACTGTCCTGACAGCATACAAAGCCGGCACGTATCAACCAGGCATGGAGCGGACTCTTGAGGTATCCCCCACAACCGACATAGACACTCTTATAAGCCGCTTGATTGCCGACTACAATACAATCAAGGGTGTAGAGGATAAGCACCCGGAAATCAAGAAATTGACGTTCTCAGAGGTATATAAACAGTTTTATGCGTGGAAGTTCCCAAATGGGACAAAACTGTCATACAGTTCAAAGGAAGCATATCGGACGGCTTACACGAACTGCACCGTTCTGCACAATCGCATATTCGAAGATTTAAAGGCTCCTGATATGCAAAAGGTTATTGATGATTGCAAGCTGAAAAAGCAAAGCCAGATGGCTATTTTAACTCTATTCAAGCAGATGTACAAATATGCCGTATACTCAGAAATTGTAACGGAAAATAAGGCGTTATATGTCCATGTTAATGCTGATAATGACACCGAACATGGAACGCCATTTTCTGATCAGGAACTACAAACTTTATGGGATAATGCCAACGATCCAGAAGTGCAGCTCATTCTTATTATGTGCTATTCTGGTTGGAGAATTGGTGAAGTGTTAAAACTTACGACCAACTTGGAAGAGAAATACTTTCAAGGTGGAATCAAAACAAAAGCCGGTAAAAACAGAATTGTTCCGATACATTCTGCTATATACCGTTTTGCTGAACAGAAAGTACTGACACAAGATGGTAAACTATGCGTATATACTCAGCAACACCACAGAAAAGCATTGTTCTATCCTACACTGGAACGTTTGGGAATAGTCGGCAATCCGAAACACACGCCGCACGACTGCCGACACACCTTTTCTGCTTTATGCGAAAAATACGGTGTCCGGGAGAATGACCGAAAGCGAATGCTAGGCCACTCCTTTGGTGGAGACGTCACGAACGCAGTGTACGGTCACAGGACGCTGGAAGAACTTCGAACAGAAATAGAAAAGATAAAAGTTCCATTTGTGACTAACTGTGACTAACGGAACCTATTTTAATCTTTCTAAAACAACCGAAATATCGTTATCGAAATGCCGGAAACCCTATTAAAATCAACGTTTTCAGCGATTTTGCAAGGATTTCCTTCATTTCATTTTCATTATTCTAATTTTATTAATTGCGACCAACAAATAGAATTTAGAAAATTGCGCAAATACCTGTAAATACAGTGTTTTTGGCACTATTATATTAGGAAACAATATTTTTATTTGTGACTAACGTGTGTCTAACGATAACAGTCTAAAACTTCCGAAATGATACAAAATATGTTTATAAATAAAATTCCCGGGGAATTAACCCCGGGATATTTTTATATGGCAATCAAATCTTTCCATGTGGCGGGTCCGCAAATACCATCCACTTCCAGAACTTCTTTCCTGGATTCCTGATAAGCTTTCAGAGCGTAAATCGTGTTTGCATCTGCTGTCCATGTAAGTTTCAGGGCTTTGCCGTTTTTGCCTTTAAAGCCTCTGGCTCTTAAAATTTCCTGTAAGAGGAGCACAGATGTGTTTTTATCTCCTGCTTTTACTGTTTCTGGATTAAACATATATTTCTCTCCTGTCTGTGCAGTATTAGATGATGTATTCTCAGGTTTTACGGGTGCGGATGCATCGGATACAATACTATAATCTGGTGTACAGAACTTAGTTCCGGGCATCTGGCTGTTAAGATAACTCTTTGCACAGACACCGCCGCCATTTGCAATAATTCCAGATGCACCAGAAGTATTTCCCTCGATGGTATAGAACCTGTCTCCGATTACGGCCGTTACGATGCCGGTATGAGTGAAAGTTCCATTATGATAAAAAATTACAATATCACCGATCTTTGGATTAGCGTTCCTTGTAAACAGATTACCAAGTGTTGGGCAGTAAACATAGGGCCAGTGTTTCAACAGTTTTTTTGCTTTTTCCTGTCCGAATGCTTCCATAAAGCACCAACTCACGAATGCTGCGCACCAAGGCTGTCCTTGATATGATGGCTTAATGTCTCGCCAGTACTTCGTATAGTTGCTCGAACCGGCGTTTGCAGTCTTACTGTCGAGCTGACTATTGCTCTTCTTTTCAAGGTATCCAATCTCATTTTTTGCAATGAGAATCACTTTTTCAATAGCTTTATCCATTGCAGAAACCTCCTCTTTGTAATCCTTATAGAATACATCCATGTCAACGTTACCACTAATGCCGGATACTTTTCCTCTACTGGAATACTGCCAGCCTACACCAACAGATGGACGCAATCTTTCCTGTACGGAGCCATTATCACTAGCCGGATAACGAGCAATCCAGCAATCGTACTTTTTCAGGGTGTCTGACAGAACGTTATTGTACCAATCAAGATTGCAGTAGATACCGACCTTATAACCGGCTTTTTTGATTCTGGTCAGAAATGCTACTGCAATATTCTCAATCGCCTGTTTTCCAAGGTTTCTCTGCTGACTCCATTCAAGGTCGTAGAAGATTGGAAAGTCCATTCCGCGTCCGCCAAGAACAGAAATTACGCTCTCAGCTTCATCAATTGCCTGTGCCGGTGTCAGAGCGTAACTGTATTTATATCCGCCGACAAGGATTCCATTTGACTTGCATCCTTTGTAGTTATGCTCAAAAGAGGAATCAGTTCCAGATTTTTGATGGATTCTCAATATTGCAAACTTAATTTCAGAATTCGATACTTTCGCCCAGTCTGGCTTACTCTGATAAGATGATACGTCAATTCCTTTAATTTCCATATTTTCTCCCTTGCACGTATTTTATTTCACTATCCCTGGTTTTGATTCTGTTACTGTCCCGTCCTCATTCAGTACATAGCCATCCTTTTGAAGCCTTTCAATTACCTTCTTATTCCACAACTCGGGAACATCTGTCCATTTTTTCAATTCATTAATAACTCTTTCTTCGTAAAATTTAACCATTATTCTCACCTCTGATTGTTGCAACTAAAGTAGCCAGTTCATCAAGTGCCGAATCATGCGTTGATACAAGTTCAGCTAGACCGTCAATACCATCACCATTAATCAGAATTTTACGATTAGATTCCGCATTAAGCATTTGCATCACCAAGTCAAGTTTTTCAGACATTTCATTCAGTCTGTTTGAAACTCTATTAATTGCTTTATAAATATTTGCAATTTCCTTTTTATCCATATGCACCTCCTGTTCTTAGCCATTCAGCTATAAATAATTCATTAATTTACTAGGATTTTAGAAACATAAGCAAGGGGCGAGGCTCTTTTCTTGACTGGCATCGGCGATGTCCGTATTCCCTGCCTCATTCACAACACAGAAGGACTCATTGGCACTGCGGCAAGGCGAACGCTCCCACCAAATCCCAGACGCATAAAAATTGCTAGCTCGTGGGCTTTTATACCTGTTTGCGGTCGCATTCTTAAAGTATTGATACTGTATTCCTTCACCTCCAAAAGAATATGGAATGTTACCAAAAATTTCGATTTCAGATAGTAAGAACGCATAATCGTTTGAAGTCTTGATTGTACTACTCTGACCTCCCACAGATGTCAGCTTTTTAACCTGTTTCATCATGCTTTGGACATAAGCAGGTAAACATTTCTTGTACACATTATTACACCATGTACGTCTTTCACAACCTTCCCAACCGCCGCTATTCATATCTGAGCTATTCATATAACCACATTCATGAGATGCATCGAGAGAATTGTTATATTCTGTCGTAGTGTCTAAATACAGCAGGCGTTCCGTCTGAATTGTAATAGCGGCTTTGGCCTTGCCATTGATAGCAGTTACCAAGTCGTCATGTTCAATTCCGATAATCACATAAGCATAATCATTTGCTTTGTGTGACTCACTCACGCCTGTTGCATCCATAGCATTGTGATGGATGGTTCTCTTGTCGCCAACCGCCCAATATTCGCCAATATTGATTTTACCTGCGTAGTGCGCTTTAATCATCCTTGCTATTTCAGCATCCGTTCCGTCAGCGAATGTGACAATCTTCAATTCCCCTGGTTCACCGAGAAGTCTGTTTCCTGTATCGTAGTTGTATACGCCATCAGTGTTGTATGGGAACAGCACGAAGTAATATTGTTTGTCGCTTGTTAACCCTGTGACTGTATAGCCTGTGGTTTTGTATTTATCTCGAACCGTATTATCAACCACAAGCGTTCCGTCATCTGGATTTGCAGGATAGCCCGTTTCTTTCATTACAAGTTTTGTGCCAGCCCATGTAGAAAATGTTGAGCCACTGATTACCGTGTTTTCAGGGTCTTGCCATTTAATTGTGACAGATGTGTTTGCATTTTCAATTGTTGGGTTGTTTACGGGTTTAGGGGTAACGGTCACGCCTCCGCCTTTTGCGTGGAGTGTTCCGTCTTCGTCTATGAATGTTGTCTTACCGTCGGGCTTAACCTTGCCAAGAGTTTCAGTTGTAGCAATCGGGACAGTCGCATCACTTCCCCTGTCTCCTTTTGGCCCTTTTATGTTGACTGTTTCGGGATTGGTGATTCCATCTGTGTTGCTCCAGCTTATATTTCCATCGGTGTCCACACTTGGGACGAATGTAGTGCCCTTGTCTCCTTTAGGCCCGGCATCCCCAGCCTCTCCCTTTTCTCCTCGCGGCCCAGTATCTCCTTTTGCGCCCGTATCGCCTTGCGGTCCGGTAATATTTACTGTCTGGGGGTTTTCAAGTCCTCCGTCATTACTCCAGCTTATGTTTCCTTCGCTGTCTACAACAGGAGTGAATGTGATTCCTCGCGCACCAGTATCTCCTTGCTCACCTTTTGGACCAACTGGACCTTGTTCACCTTGCGGCCCAGTATCGCCTTTTAGGCCCTGTACTCCCTGCTCTCCTTTTTCTCCGGGGTCTCCTTTTACACCCTGTGGTCCCGGGTCGCCCTTTGGCCCTTGCGGACCAACTGGTCCCTGCGGACCTTGCGGCCCTTGAATCCTGCCAGCATTGTTCCAATTTGTGCCGTTAAAAACCCACATTTCTCCATTTATTAAATACGCGTCGTTCTTCTCTGCGCTTAAAGGGAGGTCTGCCTCAGATTCTTTTGTACCAAGGATATTAAAAGATGTTCCATCATTTCCTTGTTCACCCTTTTCTCCTTGTGGGCCTTGTGGACCTTGTGGACCAACATCTCCTTTTTCACCTTGTGGTCCCTGCGGACCTTGAGGCCCTATAATATTACCAACATTTTCACTATCACCATCTGAAAATGTTATTGTCAAATTTCCATCTGTGTCGATACTGACCGCTGTGATAGAGATACCCCTTAGTGATTCTTTCTGCTCGGGTGTCAGCGATTCAAATGCTACGGTGCCATCCGCACCCTTTTCTCCCGGATCACCTTTATCTCCTTTTTCACCCCTTGGACCCTGCGGGCCAGCAGGACCCTCTGCGCCTTTCTCTCCTTTATCTCCTTTTTTCGCCTTTTGGACCCTGCGGGCCAACAAATTCTCCGGCATTGACCATCTCTGAAATATCCTCAATGGAACACAATCGTCTTACATCATTAGCCGCAAATGCAATGTATAAGGCTTTGCCAGATGGAACAGAAGGGTCATTGCCAAGAATCGCAACGGGCTCTCCAGGACGAATTTTCGATGTATCAAAATCAGCGTACATACCGCGCCGGAATTGTATTGTATATGTATTGGCCATATTAGACTTACCTCCTTATGAAAGGAAATTATTTTTTATGTAATCCTTTACGGAATCAAGATTTTTTTGCACATTGTCATCCATTACAAGGAAATTGCCCTTATTGTTCTGGCTAATGATACTTCCTGTGTTTTCGTCTACTTCTGAATAGGTATAAGCAATTCGACTTCCTTCTCCAGTGCTAAGATTCATAAAACTTGTTAAAATCTTCTTCATGATATTACCTCCATTTGATTGATAATGTTTAATCTGTCGTTAATAAGCTCTGATTCATAATCTGGTTCCGAGACCTCTGCTTCTTCTGACTCATAATTTGGTTCCGGGATTTCTATATCTCTTGCGTCTGTATAAGCCGTATCTCCCGGATCGGTAAATCGCATATGCTCATATTCAGCTTGTCTTGCTTTGATTTCGAACGAAAATTTAAGTCCCGGAGTTCCTTTTACGATAAAATAATTTTGCTCTTTCTCAGCTATCCAGCAGTCGCCCTCTCCTTCTCTTTGCAAGAACACATAATATTTAATGCCGACATTTGCAGATTCTTGAAAGATATCATCTATGTCAATCATACAAGTCCCGTCATCCGATATTACAGATTCGCCGATATCTCCAAAAAATGGGGTTGGCATTTCATAGCAGTAAAAGAGCTGTTCATCATAGTCTGCCGTCGAAACTGATCTTGATTTTGTCCCACTTACTTTCAATTTCCCTCTGATAGAAGCATCCGCGAGGTCCGTTCCTGTTCCGACGCTGTAGAAATGACCACTGGCTTCTACATGTGTACCCGCTGTAACTTTTTTTGATGTTGAAACACTGTCAGCCGAAACACTAGTACCAACCGAGACCGAACTTGCATGTACAGTTCCTGTATAAAGATTGATTCCTCTAATTCGCGTTCCATACAACGTCCCGTACCCCGGTACATATATTCCTGTATTCGTCTCTGAATAGATCTCTCCAGTTGAAGCATCTAGCGTTACTTCTCCATACGCGCCACTTGCTGAAAGCTTTTTAATTCCAACTTTCCATCCTGCTAATTCACCTGTGTTAATATAATCGGCATTCATGTACACATTACCATTCGATAGATACAGACCTTTATTACTGCTGTTATCGCTTAACACATCAATAATCTCTTGTTTTGACATTTTCCCTATGTCGAGATCACTAAGTGCATTGTCTGTATAGCGATTCGCATTCGATAACGCTGTCGAAGCTTTATCTTCCGCAACACTATATATTGTGTCGCCGTTTGCTAACACGAATGTATTAGGTCTGAGCGTAACATTTCCGTAGTTATCAATCGCAAATGTTGACGTTCCAGAACTGTTTGTAACGTTGATGTTCTTCAGATTAATCAAATCAGCTGAAATCTGTCCGGACTTAATATAGGAAGCATTTATATACAGATGTCCGTTCTGCATATAAATTCCCTCTTGCTTACCGTTATCCGTTAAAGCGTTAAAAACTCTTTCAAAATTGACAATTTTTTCAGCGTCCAGTTCCTGCCAAGTACCATCAGTCCCAGAAAACATATATACCTGGCTTGTAGAGAAGTTCATGAATATCGAGCCGTCATGCTTTTTATATTCTTCGCTTTTCCACTCAGATGCTGGATAATTCTGCAATGTTGGCACATACGTGCCATAATAGTTCGGGATAGTCACATTGCTTTGAACTGTCCCATCCACAACATCCTTGGCAATTTGTTCAATAGTTCTGCTTTTCAGGGTAAAGTTTTCAACTTCTAATGTGACAGCACCTGTGTCGGCATCTATTCTTAATGTCGTATTCCCGTTATTATCTTTCGCTGTGAATCCTCTTGTGTTAATCCATTCTGATTGAATACCGATGGCATAGAGAATATTCAGAACGGCATCTCCATTACTATCAAAGCCGGCTTTCCATGTCTGACTGCCGTCTACTGACAAGAAGAATCCATCAGCACTTGTCTTATAAATTACTTTAGAATCAGCAAGTGTAGGCTTATCATGCCGGTACGTAATTACGGAACCATCTTCTTGTACTTCCTCTGTATAGAAGAAACCCAGCGTGTTTGCTGCAAGCTCGTTCATTTGTTTGAGCTTTACGTCATAGGCAGATAGTTTCTTTTCTATATCTTTTTTTGACTGCTCTACCGCTGTTTGCTGATCACCAATAAACTCGCTTGCATCTTCTTCAGCACTCTTTGCGCTACAACTCCATGATGTTGAACCGCCGAACACGAACTCTATATCTGTCACAAACGATCTAAAGACACGATTCTTTGTATCAATAAATTCAACTGGATCGCCAAAAGTGGCGTATCCGTTGGCAATTCCGTCGCATGAGAAAGGACGCATTCGCAAACCGATTAATTGATTTCCAATAGCTTCGACTCCTGCCTGTGCATTGCCCGACAATAGCTGATTGTCAATAGTAATCACATAGCCGTCCTGACCTGACATATATTCGGTCTCATCTTCTACATATTTGACACCTGTTACAATAACATCGTCTACGTCATATTGTAGATTCTGAATTGAAAATAACGCGTGATAATCGTTATTGCTTAACGTACCACCATCAATCACAGTCCCCATTGTCCATGGATTAAGCGTGCCGCCATCCAGATCATCACCATTTGTCCAGTTCTTTACTGCTCCACCATCGTAAATAGTCGTATTGGTAAATGTCTTATCAAACGTAATAATCCTGAGTAAGTCATTTTCGTCGATTCTTGCATTTCCACCGGCTATCCCGGCACACATTCCGATTATTGTACGGTATGTCGCATTAGATGGCACTTTCTGAATCTGAAAATCCGCATTTGGAAACACTGCATCTCCAAGAGTGATTCCACATTGCTGACAGCATTCCGAGAGCAGTTCCTTGACCGTACAAGGAAAAGACAGATTAGAATCATATGCCTTATCAGCGTTATGCATTTTATCTAAGAGAGAAAGACTTATTTCGCTTGCTGTTGCGGGCTTTTTCGATACAATGTAAGTACCTCTCTTTATGGTTTCTATCCTGTTGGATAACTGCACATTGAGAAAGATAACAAACCTTGCAGCGTTAAAATTATATCCGTCAAAACGCCCATCATCGTTTACTAATGATAAGCTTGCCGTTTTTGCGATTGCCACACCCACCGGAAAGTCCCCGGAGTCTGCTGAATCTACGAGATTATTTCCAGACAGATAAAAGTCTTTTTTGCCTAGCTTAAGAGTTGTGCCATTTGACAATGTAACATTTGCTGTCACGTAATAATTTCTGTTTGTAAGTGATTCTTTCTTTAACTGAGTAGATACATTTATCAAATCGGCTCAATCCTCCTTACATTGATAGACAAATCTGTCCACTTTTCTTCCCCATCTTTCAGAGTTTGCGCAGCCATGTTGAAATTTGATGCGTAGAATGTTCTGTCTATCCATCTTCCCGGAACAGTTGGGTCTTTATGGTGGAATGTGAATTGACTTTTGTTAAGTACAGTATTTAGTATGGTTGCTATTTCAGCCCATGTAAGCTCGCCCCATTGCATGTCATACCCACCTATGGTCCCCATTGGCGTATTGTGCATAATCAAATCCTGACTTCTTTTAGAGTCTTCTGTAGAAGTGGTTGCGAACACCGGTTTGTAACTATCCGGTGCTCTTATAACAACGTTGTCTATTTTAAATTGTTCCTGCGGCATATTCTTCTCCTTACGCTAACTCAAATGGGTTTTTCCCATTCCGATTTCTTCTCATTTCAGCTTCACTGATAATAATATCTAACAATTTTCTGCCAGATGCATTAACTGTAACATTGTAGGTATTTCCATCTCCCTGTCCTTTTCCTGATTCCTCCCGGACAATCTGACGTAACAGGCTTTCCGGTGCTTCCAAGTTATTACCCTTTTTCTGGTCGCCTAATACCGCAAGGAATTCGCTTCGTGGTGGAATAACTGCGCCACTGGCCAGATATGGGATAGTTCCGATACGTGGAAATGTTGCATGAAATCCAATAGTCTTTGAACCAAACGGTGTTGGAACAGTCCAAGGCCCAAAGGAAAATGCAGATTCAATTCCACCAATTGCATTATTAATCATCCCAACTGCATTATTAACAATGCTGATTGCCTGATTAATCGGAGCTTTAATGAAATTAACAATACCTTCAAATGCAGATTTGACTGCATCTCTGGCGGCATTAAACTTATTAGTGATAGCATTTTTTATCGCTTCTACTTTATTAGACACGAACGTAGCTACGTTTTCCCATGTTTTTGATGTCTTGTTCTTTACGCTGTCCCATACGCCTACGACTTTAGTTTTAATTGCATTAAATACTGTGCTGGCTGTGGATTTAAGAGAGTTCCAAAGGCCAGAAAGTGTCTTTTTGATTGCATTCCAGATTGTTGAAGTCAATGCTTTAATCGCATTCCAAGCAGTGCTGATGATACTCTTTATTATACTCAACGCGCCTTTTGTTACGGTTTTAATTACCTCCCACGCACCTGACACAACATCTTTGATAAAACTCCATGCTCCATCCGCAATCTCTTTTATTCCCTGCCAAGCCAGTTCCCAGTCTCCCGTGAAAACGCCGACAAGAAAATCAATGATTCCGCTCAGCGTGTCTGTTACATCACCAATAATTTTAATTAATGATTCCAAGACTTTTATTGCTGTGGTTCCTACAACGTCAATTATCTTTGCCACAACCGGAAGCAAATTTGCGATTATCCAGTTAATCAAAGGCACTAACACTGACTCCCACAGAAGTTTCAGAGAATCAATGAGTTTTCCGAGGAATGTTTCTATCTTTAAAATCGCATCCCCTAACGGTCCCTCTAATAGCCCTTTGAACTGTTCTGCCAGTCCTTGCAAAACAGGAAGAACGTACGTGTTATATCCAGTTATCAGAGTTCCAAATATGCTTGATAGTCCATTTGCTATAGAATCAAAGAGCGGCTTTACGTGTTCATCGTATAACCTCGATATTGCGTCACTAAGGTTTTGAACAACTGTTAAGACCCCACTTGTTACAGTTTCTATTACTCCGAGGCTACCCTCGATTGCGGACTTTAAAATGTCCTTGTTGTCGATAAAAGGCTGCGCAATCATGTTAAGGATATCTCTGCCAAGTTTTGCAGCCGTTTCTGTAAGAACCATTCCGATTTCAGCAAAGATTCCGATTAAATCCGAAGTAATCTGCTGTGCGGTTTCTCCACCAAAAACTGAGAAAACATCCGCGAAGGCGACTGCAAGATTCCCTGCGATTTGCGAAATTTCAGAGCCGATATTGAACATATCTATCAGATAGTTCTTTATTCTTTGCGTGTTCTGCTTTAAAAACTTTTCAATTCCGCCTATAATGTTTTGCGCAATTGTCAATCCAATTCTGGCAAATGAACCGGCAACTTGTCCAATTGCATATGCAAATGAATCAAGAAAATTATTTGCTGCTTTAGTAACTTCTGAATCAGTAAAGATATCCTTTAAAGATTTCCATATGGAATCGAGATCCTTTTTTATTCCGTCAAAAATTGGCTCGTAATCTCCTAATCCATCCCAGAATCCTTTTGCAATTAACTTAGCCAGCTGCTTAAATCTGTCGATTATCTTTTTTAGCGGTTTTGACATCTTATCAAGAACCGTCTCGCCCTCTGCTACCTTTCCGTAATCAACATTTTGTACAGCATCTTTCATCTGATCTGCAAGTCCGCCAGTTGCGCCCGGTACTTTTGACGATGAATCCGCACTTTTATCCGTTGAGTAATTATTTATTTCGTCGAGAGGACTAAGATATCCTTTTGCCGCCTTAGTGGCTTTCTTAGTTGCGTCTGCTGTATCATTTGTTGCATCCGCCAGCTTTTCGGCATTGTTGGCAGCATTTCCATATTGGTCTGCCGTATCAGCTATTGCATCTGTCCCGGCAAGACCTGCGCCACTTGCACCTGTCTGACCAGATGATTTCTTTCCGGTGATTAACTCCGTAAATGACTTGAAGGCATTCGCTAAAGTCGCCAGTTTGCCCAGTAAAATATTAATAACTCTCAAAACAGGAGTGAAGAGATTGATTAATCCCTGTCCAACTGTTGCCTTGAGAGATTGCAGCTGTAACTGCATCACTCGCACTTGGTTCGCCCATGAATCAGATGTACGAATGAAGTCACCAGATGCGGCAGACAACTGCTTCTGCACAAAAGCCAGACGAAGAGCCACTTTCTCCTGTTCTGTCATTTCAGATGTGGTTTTGCCATAGCCGTTTGCAAGCGCGTACTGGTCAAGTGCTGACTGGGTCATAACAACCCTGTATACCCTCGGTTTCCCGATATTTATTAGGGGAGTAGACTATCTCTTCATCCAAATAGGATGCATGGCACTTCGGAATAGGGAATTTCACCCTAAACCTACTTCCTTACGGAATAGTCGTTACACTTTCATCAAAAAAGAGCCTCTTAACGAGACTCTTCGATGCTTAGCACGGTATTACCATGATTATTTAAATTTCCATTTGAACCCATATGCAGTGCGATGCCTATAAACATTGTTGCATACTTTAGATATTAGGCCTTGATCGTATCCTGTTTCTCTGCAAAGGAAGTTCATTCCTTCCCATTCTTTGATTACGTTTCCGTCTAAATCACATTGTAGAACTGCTCTTTGCTGAGTTTTTCTTAACCGTTCTACTCTCGTTCCATAAGCATTGTTTTCTTGAACAGTACACCATTCAAGATTTTCAACGCAATTATTCTGCTTGTTTTCGTCAATGTGATTAATAGAATTGCAACCGTCCGGCTTTTCAAGAAAAGCATTTGCAACCAATTTATGAATTGTAATTGTTTTCTTTTTGCCGTCTTTGTGCAAAGAGACTATTGGATAACCGTAAGTATCAAGCGCAGGAGAATAAATTTTCTCTGGTACTTTTCTTGTATACCATTTTGCCTTGCATCTACGCTCAAGACTTTTTATTCTTCCCAGATTGCTTACTTGATACAGACCTTCGTAGCCGTTAATATCTTTCCAAATTTCTTCACTCATGGAAATCACCTCCTATAAATATTATATCATATAGGCGTCATAACCACAAGTTTTTTAAATAATTTTAGGCTTTTACCGTTAGCATTGCTCATAAAGCAACACACCGAAGATTTCTTCGTTCACCATGTTATTCAATACACATTGCTGTGTAAGGGAGCTAATTGTTAACCCAAGTCTTTAAGTGTTTCCGTTTCTCCTGTAAAAACTGACTTCAGTTTTATATAAGCCAGGTCTTGCGAAATGTTATAGAACGATGCTACATCACCAGTCAGCTGCGTTAGAGCCGTTGACATATCATAAGCCTGCGCTTCGGAGAATCCGAACGACTTGGACATTGCGCCGAACGTGCCGACATACTGTTTCGCCATTGTTTCTGACAGACCAGCAGAGGTCATGGCGTTCTTTGCAAATTCGTTTACCTTGTCCGACATGGTTGTAAATGTAACATCGACCACGTTCTGCACTTCTGCCAGATTGGAGCCAAGTTCTACGCACTCTTTCCCAAACTGGGCTAGTTTCCCAATTGCGAATGCTCCGCCAATCAGTACGCCTATTTTTTTTACTACGCTGCCAAGTCCGTTAAAAGACTGTCTGATTGCTGATACGCCGTTTTGTACACCTGATGTGTCCATTCTGGTATCAATAATGACTGAGCCATCAGCAGCCATGTGTCCACCTCCTAACTATTTGAGGTTAAGCATCTCATTCAGCTTATCTTTATAAGCTTGCTCCTCGTCGCTGAGACGCGTTTTTATGTCAATAATATTTTTGTTTTCTTGATAGAATTTCTTTTCCCATTTATCGAGTTTTTCACCCTTTACTTTTTTTGACCGGATTCCAACAACCGTGTTGAACAGGCACTCGCCAGATTCCATAAAGTATCCAAAAAACGTCCACCAGTGCATATAAGGTACTGATCTGATTTCTTTACCAGCAACCTTGTTTACAGCCGGCACGATCATATCTCCGTCCTGTTCCCAGTCCATCAAACGGGGCTTGGGCTTATTTGGACTATCGTCAGTTTGTCCACAATCAATAAACTCGCAAGCTTTCTGACAAGCTTCTGTAAGATGTTCCAGGGGTATGCTTTGCCAGTCCTCAAACAAAATCTGTAACATAACAACAGCTTTCGCCTGTTCATCCAGTTCTGGGTCATTCATGGCTATGAGAATATCAATAATCGCTCGAAAATCTGTCCTGATAGAAAAATCCACCCCACTTATGCTCAGTGAGGTGGGCAACTCATAGGCGGTCATTTTGTATACTTCTCCGTGTACTTATTGACCACTTCCTGCATTTTTTTCTTTCTCTTTTCAATTTCCGGAGTAAGTGCTTCATTGATTTTGTCCAGAACGATATAGGCGAACACCTGACCATTTCCAAAAACAGTTGTTGCGGTAATTGGTTCTTTAAATAAATCCTTAGATGCTTCGTATCCGAGCATATAATTGATTTTGTCCTCAATCTGCTTATTAATCTCCGCCATCTCTTTACTAGAAGAAACATTTTTAACAGATTCCTGAGCCTGCTCAAAGAAAGTTTCCAATTCTTCCGCTCTTGCCGCAATGTTGATGTCGGTGGGGTTCAGTTTGAATGAAGAGAACACTTCACCCTGTTTGTTCGTGAATGTGAAAAGAAGAAATCCATCATCAATGTTTGTGTTAATTGTTTTTGCCATTTTCTATATCCTCCTAAAAAAAATTATTCGCTGTCAGCTGTAAATGTTCCTGAAGTAATGTCGAATTTTCCTTTGACACGTTCTCCAACGTAGTTCACTGTAAATGGAATCTGATAACCGGATGTATCGCCGCCGTAGGATGTTGGCACAACATGGCAATCCTGCTTGTATGCTTCGTATTTACCGGCTGTTGCTTCTTTCCAGAGATGTACTTCAACTGCACTTGTTTTCAAATTATCGTCTTTAAGACGTTCGTCTACAATCTGCTGAAGCTTTTCGAACAGATCTGATGTAGTATCTGCATAGAACGGATCAGCGTCAGAAGAAGCTTCGTAGCCATTGTGTTTAAATGTGGATTCTCCAAGAATGTTTTTAGATGTTTCAGTGTCTGGATTGAGTTCTACATTGTACTCTTCCAGGTCTTTTCCAAGACGCTCATATTTCGGCGTCAGTCCTCCGCAGAGGGAGCCTGCGTCGATATAATGAGCCATATATTTACGGTCAATTTTTCCTGTAACTGGCATAGAAATGTCCTTTCTGCCTATAACTTTAAAAGGCTGTGTAGGTTAGCGACTATCTCCAATTGATAGCCGGTTGTTACTTGTTATATTGCTTCGTAAGTATTTTCGTAGCGCACCGACAATGGTAACAACCAGTCCTGTACGCCGCTCTCCTGCGGTTCTAAACCATAGGAGTTGTCACGTGTGATACGTTTTATCACTCGCCCCTGTGAAAGCTCTGGAAACACATTTAAACGCGTCTCAGAGCCATTTATAATAACTGGTTCCCGGCATATCCATTTACCGAGATTGTCAAGGAACTTCTGAACAGATAGTTTCTGCCTTTCTTTGTCAGATGCTGTACGATATACCACGTAAAATGGGTACTGACATACCTGATGCATCGTTCCGCAAACGTCTTCTTTCTCTGAATAGATCAACGCCCCGTTGTCTGCCGAGAACGCAATTCCTGATTCTTTGCCGAGTTCTTCAAACTTGATTGTTTCATTTTCGTATAACCCTGGATACTGGTTTAGAAGTGCTTTCATGGCATCTGTCAGAATCTCATATCCAGTTGCATCTTTTCCGATAGGTTTATCCGCCATGTCTGCCACCTCCTGCCTGTGCTTTTACTTTACGAATCCATGTGTCGCCGTATTGTCGTTTAGCGGCATCGAACCACTTTGCTTGTGCCTGTGGGTGAATTTGTTTGGTGTATTCAAGATTTTCCTTTGCGGCTGTCTGACCAGAAAACTGACTAACAAGAACTTTCTTTGCTCCACGTCTTGCGTAGGGACTTCCAGTTGCTTCATCAACCATTCCTTTCCCCTCGTACAGAAAACGCCCATAAGGAGCCGCCGCCGCGCATACTTTCCCAGTTCCTTGCAAAGATGTACTCTCAATTCTTGTCCGATTGATAAAATTTCCGGTAATCATTGGCATAAATGGAACCATGCTGTCCATAACCATTCCGTCAAGGAGATACTGGGCTTCTTGATACTGTCTGGAAAACCTGTCCATATTCAGCTTGATTTTCATATCTCCATCGACTATGGAGAATCCTTTGAAATGATGAATCTTACTCATATTACTTACCCAGAATCTCAAAATGTGGAATCAGCGTATACGGACCGCCTACACTGGTAACCTTAAACACGTTATCCTTGTTCTCGTTCATGTACTGGTAGAATCCGTTTCGATAATCACCATCAGTTACTGCTCCACCAGTCCACTCACCCTCCCAGAAGAATGACTCGTCCGAGAATGTGATAGTATCTTCCAGAGCATTGTTAATCTGCCTTTTCCACTCCTTCGAAGGCACCCATGGGAGAATCTTGCCATCTTTATCGGTAATGGTTATATCACCGTTCTGAACAGCATAACGAACGTGCAACTGTGCGTTGTCAGTTGCGTCTGGTCCGTACTTTTTAAGGATTGCTCCCTTGTCCGTAATGAGATCAACGCCGGATAGCACGTGAGGATACCAGTACGCATCTCCTGTCGTGGCTGATTCGTAATAGTCAAAAATCGTCACCGTTTTTTCGTACATGATACCCTCTCCTTAATATTATTCTTTCTGCGTTGTCTGCTTAATAATCTGATTCACGCCAGTAGCCGATAATCCGTTAAACATACCGACCGCAACCGCTGTGATATAATCCGTTGCCGGGAAGTCCGGGATAACTCCCATCCCGACAGCTCCGAGAATGCCACCAATAACCGCCATGATTACTGGAATCCATTCGTCAGAGATTCTCTTTGATGCTTTGCAGCCCATTCCTACAATGTAGCAGATCATAACGATTGCTATACATGAGCCTAATGTTGAAATGTCCATATAATCACACTCCTGCATATAATACTGGTATTCCATTATCCGTCCTTACTCCCATCAGAAGTGGTAAAGCTGTCTTTAAGAGCAAGTCGTTCGTTTTTTGTGCATCTCCGGCGACGGCATACACTGCACTCCACTCTTTTGCACTCGCTCCAATCTGCTGAGGTGTTGCGTAAGAGATGGATTCACTGCCGGATGATACAGATGTTACAATGCCTGTTGATTTGCCACCGGCATTTATGTCGGTCACATTTGCTGACGCCTGATTGATTGCATTCTTTTCAGCAAGCTCAATCTGATACATTAATTCAGCCAATGAACAGACCGCCTTTTTGATACGCTTCTGTGAGCGTTCGTTTGTTGGCAGTCCGTCCACCAGTCTGTCAAACGTCATTGTGTCCACAAAATCACTGGCTCTTTCTGCCAGTCGTGGAAAGTCGGTTTCTGGCACGACATTGCCGAATGATTCTGTATAGAATTTATAATCTGCATAAGCCATGCCAATCACCCCCTACGTTTATGATTTCGCTGTTACGCTTGCACTTCCGGCATTCAGTGCCTTGTATGTTCCGTCACACTCAACCACTGTAATCTTCTGCCCGGTTGCTGCCTTAATGTCGGCTTTTCCGTCCCATGTAGTCCAGTTTCTGAGATTCTGGCCATAAGTTACAGCTGTTTCAGATGCACCAACTTTGTACTTGTACACATTGTTAGCGTTTTCTTTAGCCGGGTTTACAGTGATTTTTGTATCACCAGTTGCTGTTCCTGTCGCAGATGTTACTGTCAGAGTGCCAAGCGTTGGTGTCTCATCAATGGTAATTACTGCGATTGCATCAATGTACTCCGCAAAAAGAGTCAGTCCCATAACTGCGAACGCTTCGGAAACTGCTGTGTGGTAGTTGCCCTGAGTGTGGAATCCGATCAGGTTTGTCTCGCCAGATACGGTGTATACAAGCCCTGCTCTTGCGAAGTCAGATTCGTTCGGGTCAACATAATACAGAACGATGTTCTCGACAGGTGTTGCAATAACCTGTCCTCTCGGGATTTCGCTGTCAGACAGTAAAAAGATTGTGTTGAATCCCATAAAGTCTTTCATGTACTGGAAGCCGAACTGGTTCTGAATAGTGATCTCAGCTGCTCCGAGATATTCATATACGTCCAAAATGTTGACAAATCCAACAACGCCAGTCACGTTTCTGTGCATCTGCTTAAATTTGTTCTCAACACGGCCTTTAGCCATTGCCAGAGCCATCTGGAATGTTGTTTCTGTGGAAGTAAGTGTACCGGTTTTCAGATAGTCATAAAATCTGCTGGTAACGTCAGTCTGAAGCTGGAAAAGGAATTCATCATCAGTCATCTGAACGGCGTTCTCATAACCGTGATCCTTGATTGCTTCGATAGATACAGCCTTTGCGTACTTTTCAATGGTCATTTCCGCATAGTTCTTTTCTTTTACAGTAAATTTGCTGTAAGGAATTTCCTCACCCTCTGCCACTTTTCCGCTCTGTAAAGTACCCTCTGCGTATTTGGACTTGAGTACAGCACCCGGCTGCTTTTTGATAGGTCTCATGATACCCAGAATCTCACGCAAGTGTTCCCAGTTTCTTTCGAATCTGGTAACAAAATCAATCTCACGTGCCGTTACCTGGATATCATTAGTCATAATAAGATTTGTTTTTGCTGGCATAAAAAATCCTTTCTACCCATAATTGTTAAGGTATTGGGTTAGCGGCTATACTCTGGTGTATAGTCGGTGTAAAAATCACTGGAATAACTGGATATTCTGAGCAATTGCAGCCTGTCTCTCGGACGGGTCTTTGATCGCTTCGATATCTTTTTTGGTCATACTTCCCGGTGTCTGCTGCTGTCCAACGTGAGTGGTAAATCTTGCCTGGTTCTGCTGAGCCTGCTGCTGAGATTCGTCCACAAAAGCGGATGCATCAGACTGTTTCATCTGCTCAATCAGATCATTTAATCCGAGAATTTTGCCGTCTTTCAGCTTTAATCCTGCTTCTTTGATGTCTGCCATGACTGATTTCTTTGCCGCTTCGCTGGAAAACTTAACGTCATCGAGTGCCACTTTCAGAGCATCCGAGAAATCACGGTCGTAGATTTTTGCATTGAATTCTTTCTCTGCATCTGCCGCTTTCTGTTTCCAAGTCTCTAACTCGCTTTTAATATTTGCCGGGTCGATACCGTCAAAACTTTTTAAGGTTTCTTCTGCTGTCTCAGCACGTACTTTCCAGTCATCACGTTCTCCCTCGACTTTTGACAGAGTTTTTGCAACTTCCTTTGCATTCTTGTAATTCTCAGAGAGTGCTTTCTTTACATCTGCCTGTTTATCCTCCGGGATTTCAATTCCAAATGATTTTAAAGTGTCAATAAGTTTCTGCATAACATCCTCCTGGTCGTGTTTATTGACCTGCCGCCGCAGGTAAATGGATTAAGCCAGTTAGACCACTGGCAAGGTAATCGGAAAGGCAGGAATCGAACCTGCGACCTCACATTTACAGTGCGATCTACCACTGAGCTACATTCCGTACCGCCTATAACGGCCAGTTCTCTGAAAAGAAACTGGGTTGATTCCCACATCACATGCTTTCGGACCGGATGAAAATATCCAGATAAGCATTAACCTTTCCATCGTAAAACACATGAACTAGATGGTTCTTTTAGAATTGCCGACTATCACTTCTCACGGCCCGTGGTCTCATCTCTCTAAAAAGTTTTTTACGCAAACGCCTAGTGAGTTGTACGTTTACGCTCATGCGTAAATCCACCTGAGACATAGACCGCCTGTATACAAACAGCTTAACTCTAAGCGGATTAAAGCGGAACGCCCGGAATCGAACCGGAGACCAGAGCGCGACTCTGTCAGTTTTCCACTAGCGTACATTCCACATAACCCGGATTCCCGGGTTAGCAAGGTGTTTAACGTGTCATGCCTGCCACGAGTTGTTTCGGATATTTATTTCTTTTTTTAAAAGAAAAGTATGAATAACAAAAACCTTAATCAAGGAGGTGAGCCATCTTGCGTGCCAGATGGCAAATACGCACGACAGGATTCGAACCTGTTCAACTTTCCGTTAAAGCGTGCGTACCAGCTACTAAAATTAAAGAAAGGAGGATTAAAACGAAAATGTCAAAAACAACCGTTTTATTTGTGCTTCCTGCTGCACAATTACATTATAACAGATTTCTTTCAACTACCTCTCTACCACTTTTGCATTTTTAGAGCATATCACGGAGTTTTTCCACGTATCTCTTGACAAGGTCGCGTTCTTCCCGACACTCTGCGTCCTTGGACATATCGCTCATTTCTGTTGTGAGTTCGTCCAGATGTTCTTCCAGAGCGGCGAGCATCTTTCTTTTGCAGTCTTCAGATTTGCCAGAACGATAGCTCTGCTTCTGTGTCATATAGTCGTCATAAGCATCTCGCCCGTCAGAGCGGCTGTAATGCCCTCTAACATAATGCTCGCCACGTCTGGCATAAGAACTACCCCGGTCGTAATCCGGCATCATTCTGCCATCATTTGAGCTATATCTCCCCATGCTGTCACGTTTTCTTCCACGTTCGCTGTAATCGTCATTGTATCCACCGCGCATCTCATCAAGGACAGTGTTGTAGTACTCTACTTTCTTATCCCAGTATTGCGTGTTCTTTATGTCTTTGTACATATCAATCAGTTTGTATGTCATTTCCAGATTTCCAGTAGTCAGTCCATTATCAGCGATTTTGGAAAGCTCATCTTCGATTCTTGCACATAAGTCTTTAATATCTCTCATAACTGCACCTCCTACGCTTCTCTGGTCACGACAATGTTCGCGTTCGCAACAGAAACAGCCTGATCGCTTGTGTTCTCTACCGCGATATTAACGCAACAGCCACGAGGTACATCAATATAGATACCAGAGGACACATTGTTGTACTGATCTACTGCTGCCGGCGTGGAAATCATCTGTGAAGATAATACAGGCTCACCAGAGATTGCAATTGCCAGAGAAATAGCTCCGACAGTACCGCCTGTTGGAATTGCGATATTGCCAGAAAAATCCACAAAGAATCTCGCTTTGCACTGGTTAGTAAGTCCTCTCAGCGTAATAATTCCACTTCCCTCTCTGTGCTGAATGCAGTTAGAACCTTTAACTGCTGTGTTTGAAAACACTACGTTTCCATTTGCTGCTACCGTCTGAGCAGCTACATTTGTAAATTCTGCCATAATTTTTACCCCTTTCATATCACAAAAGGACAGGTCTCAGCCTGCCCCTCTGTGTAATACGGCATAAGCCGACATCCGAATCAATCGAAAGATACTCTCGATATGAAGTTATCAGCAATTACATCCGGTGTTGCATCCACATCCGTAATATGTGTTCGGGTTAGGAACCTGATATGCCGGAATCGGTGCTGGATTAATCGCATTAATGAGCTGCTGTGTCTGTGAAGCCATTGCAGTTGTGAGAAGTGCACTCTGGCGATCCTGAGATGCAGCACGTCTGAGATCATTGTTTTCAGCCTGCAGGCTAGAAATCTTTTCATTGCAAAGATAATCAAGAATAGCTCTTGTTCCAGCGTTCTGGCTGTCAATAATGTCTCTTGTATTGCTGTTCATGGTGTTCTGCAATGCGCAGGTGTTCTGTGCCATATTGTAATTTACGCCCTGGATAGCTTCCCTGGTTTCACAGCAGCAGTTCGCAAGCTGCGCCTGTAAAGCATTTGTGTTCTGCATATTTGCCACAGTATCGGCATTAATAGCCTGCTGGATTCCAAAACCGGTCTGCATGATGTTGGTATTGATTCCATTGAATCCGGTAAGCATACCGTTATTCATGGCATAAAAGCCATCGCACAGGCCGCTATTGATTCCGTCAAGCTTGCTGATTACTGCGGAGTTATCGAATCCTCTCTGAATATCTGCCTGAGTAGCTGCTGTGGCTGCATATCCGCCGCCGTTGCCATTGTTACCCCATCCGTTGTTTCCCCATCCGCAGAATACGAACAAGAAAAGCACGATAAGCCACCATGCACCATCTCCGCCAAACATTCCATCATTTCTGTTGTTCCCGGTCAAAAGAGCAACGTCTGATGCTGTTAAATTTCCATCCATAATATAATCTCCTTTATTGTGTATTTACATCAATCTGGCCAGATTGTAATGTACTATTTCATATTCTTCAGCAGATTTTGAAACTGCCCTGCCATCTGTTGAACTTGGTTAAGCTGCTGTTGAGAAATCTTTCCAGACTGCAACATTTTCTGGACTTCTTCTTTTGGGTTTCCTTTGTAATTCTGTTTAAACTGCATAAACTGCTGCATCATCTGCATTGGCCCATTTCCCTGTGGCATTCCACCACCAAGCGCGTTAAATAATGGATTACTCATCTGCATTTCCTCCCTTGGTCGCTGATTCCTGCACGGTATTAGCCCTAACAGGTTCAGAAAAAGAATTTAATCGGTTTATGATAGCTTCGTATTTGCCCTTCAAATCGTCATATTCCTGTCGAGTAACATATTTACTGTCCATGTTCTGAACAGGCTGTTTAGGCGGCATCTGAGAGCCTATCTCGTGGTATTCAAATGTCCGCAGTGGCTGTGGCATACCGGATACATCTGTGGATTTTATGTAGAACTTTTCACTCTCTGAATCCATCAGTAAAACGCTTGTCCCAGGTGCTACCAGATAGGATTTTGCGCCGACTTCGCCGGATACCCACAGGATACCACTATTATTCTGTTGTGGTTGCTGTACTGGTTGAGCTGGAATCTGGACAGGCTGTTGCTGAAACTGGTTCATCTGTCCCGGAACACCAAAACTATATTGATAAGGATTGTTATATAATGCCATCTCGTACACCTCCTATGACTTATTCTATGACTTATTCTATGACTTTCTATAGCTATATTTTTACATAAAAAAAGAACCGGAAACAGGTCGTTTCTGGCTCTAATTAGTATCCAAAAAGTATCAGCACACTTTGGTTATTTTATTATTTACCCTCCGGCTTAACCGCTTTGCTGTAGATATGCTCACATTCATCTGTTCAGCGCAGTATTCGAGCGTATATTCCTTGCATCTCAATCGGAACAATCTTTCTTCGTCCGGTGTGAAATTACACTCTATTAAGAATCTGTCTATATCTTTCTTAGTGAATACATATAACTTCATGAGCATACCCCTTACTAATGCTAACGTTGATTCTGTGCAAGATAATTTGTAAGCTTCTGTTTTGTTTTTTTTAATTCCTCGA